AACGCCAGTGGTCTTTCCATTCCGATTGCCTGGGGCGTCGAGTCCCCACCGCGCAGCACCGTCTATTTTGGCGGTGGCGGCAGCGGCGGCAGCTTCGGCGACAATTTCGGGGTCAATTTCCGATGAGCGAGATCGAGCAGCGCCGCGCCGCCGTCATCGCGACGCAAAGGCGGTTCGAGGGCAAACCGTTCGACTGGTCGAAGGCGGCGACCTGCATCCACCTGGTGCGCTTTCACGCCGCGCAGATGGGGCACAAGCTGCCGACCGTTCCGCGCTTCCGCACGGCGCTGTCAGCGAAAAAGGCGCTGCTGGAAACCGGATTCGAGACGCTGCCCGACCTGCTAGACAGCAAGTTCGAGCGCATCCCGCCTGCCTTTGCCCGTGTCGGCGACATCATGGCGCTGCCGGGTGACGATGGCTGGCATGCGCTGGTGGTGAAGGGCGACAAGGTCAAATTCCTGGGCTGGCACGAAGATGTGCCCGGCTGCACCATTCTGGAAGTGAATGTTGGTGCTGCCACGGGGGCCTGGCGGCTGTGAGCAAGACGCTTCGCACCATCGCCACCATCGCCGCAGGTGTAGCGCTTATTGCGACAGGCGTTGGTGCCGTCGCCGGTGGCGCAGTTATCGGAACCACAGCAGCCGGCGCGGCTGTCACACTGGGAACGGTGACGGCTTCGATCGCCGCCTATGCAGGCGTGGCTGCCGGCGTCGCGTCGGTGGGCGCCCAGATAACGGCGCCCAAGCCGGTTGCGCGTGGCTCGACGACGCGTGTGGTAATCGACGCGGAGCCGCCGCGTCCGTACATGATCGGCGAAAGCTACAGCGCAGGCGTGCTTCGGCACCGCGTTGGCTATGGCGCGACGCTGAAGAAGGTGCCGAACCCCTTCCTTTGGGAGGTGAAGGTCTTTTCGGGCGTCGGCCCTGTCGAGGCGCTGGTCGAAGAGCAGTTCGATTTCGCTGCGGCTGGCGGTTATTACAGCGGCTTTTACAGCAGCGTCAGCCAGCTGGGGGCCCGTCCCGAGAGCGGAGCGCTCACCCCGCCATTCGGTGCCGCGCCGGGCTGGTCATCGGCGCACAAGCTGTCTGGCTGCGCAGCGATCGGCTCGAACTACAAGTTCGACAAGGACGGCAAGGTCTTTGCATCGGGCACTCCGCTGCATGGCGCGATCTGGCGCGGCGAAAAGGTCTATGATCCGCGGCTCGACAGCACCTATCCGGGCGGCTCGGGTTCGTGTCGTCTCGGTGTCGAATCGACCTATGTCTATTCGGCCAGCCCTGCCCTGCATGCGGGCACCTATGCCTTTGGCCGCTATGAGAACGGGGTCCGGATATTCGGACTTGGCCTCAGCGCCGATGCGATCGACTGGGCGGCGATCGTCGACTGGGCGAACGACTGCGATACCGTCGAATGGACCATTCACGGCACGATCTATGAGGGCGGTCGCGGTGCCGATGTGCGCCAGCAGCGCCTGCAGAACCTGGACGACATCTGCGCTGCGGGTGGTGGCCGCTGGCTGCAGGCAGGGGCCCTGCTGTCGTTCGACTGGCATCGCCCGCGCGTGCCGCTCGCCACGCTCACCGATGATGACCTGCTCGAGGAAGGCGGCAACGCCACCGCTGTGCAGACGATTCGGGAGCGGATGAACGGCGTTCGCCCGCAATACATCTCGCCTGCGCACAACTGGGAACAGATCACCGCCGACGAGATCATCGGTTCGACCTATCGCGCCGAAGACCAGCAGCCGCTGACGCAGACATGGGCGCTGAACCTGGTGAAGGACGCGGGCCAGGCCGGTGAGCTCGCCTGCTATGCGCTGGTGGACAGCCGCGAGATCGGGCCGATCGAGCTCAAGTGCAAGGCGGCGTGGCGGTTCTACAAGCCCGGCGAGACGATCACCATCAACTCCTCGCTGCTTGGCTATGAAGGCCAGGCGGTGATTATCTCGCGCGACATCGATCCGCAGACGCTGGCCGTCAAGCTGGTGGTCAAGAGCGAGACGCCCGCCAAGCACGACTTTGCGCTGGGCAAGGTGGCCAACCCGCCGCCGTCGCCTATCCTGACGCAGACTCAGGAAGATCGCGACCTGGTGAAAGCCGGCGCGATCACCCCGCGCGCGGTCGATGTCGAATATGACGACGGCACGCCTGTCGAGAATCTGCAGCCCGCCGAGCCGGGCGCGACCGAGGGCGCGGTTATCCCGGTGCCGGGCAGCGGTCAGCCCGGGAACATCAAGGATGGTGCAGGCAACCTGCGCGACCCGGGCGAACTGCTGAACAGCGAGATGGAGCTGACCGCGGCGGGGCGGCTGCAATATCGCCCGCTGCCCGATGTGCCGCCTGTCGAGCTTGGCCAAATCACGTTGCCCGACATCGGTGCGGTCAGCGAGGCGGCCATGCGCCGCGCCGAGGATGACATCGACCAGCTGGGCCGCGCGCTGGCGACGGCGCTCGACGAGGCATCCTCGACCCGCGAGACCTTCCGCGATGCCGGCTTCTATGAGGATGCCGCGACCGGGCAAATCCGCATCCATGCGGTTGAGCAGACGCGCGAGCGGCTGAGCACGGCCGAGATCCGGCTGAACGCTGCTGAGGCGAACATCAACCTGCGCGCGACGAACAGTTTTGTGATCGAGCAGATCGCGCTGGCAGCTTTCGATCCCAGCCAGATCGCCGAGCTCACCGATATCTTCCTGCGCCTGGGCGCGGCAGAGGTCGATATCGACGGCTTGAACGCCACGGTAACGACGCTTGCGACCGTCACCGAGCTGAGCCTTGTGCAGGGCCGGGTGACGACTGCCGAGGAGGCGATCGACGCGCTCGAGGGAACGATCACCACCAAGGTCGACACCACCACGTTTGACCTGCTGGCCACCCGCGTCACCAATGCCGAGACGATCCTGACCGCGATCGGCGACAGCGCCTCGATTGTCAGTGCCGTCTCAGCCATCCGCCTGATCGACAAGGCTCAGCAAGACAACGACGAGGCTGATCTTCGCGCGCTGCTGCTCGGCGACGAGACACGGCGCGAGCAGGTCGCGGCGGTTGCGGCGGCACGGCAGGAACTGACCGCACGCATCATCGAGGGCGATGCGGCTGAGGCAGCGTTCCGACTGGCCTTGCAGGTCCGCGTCGGTGCTGCCGAGGCCTCGCTGGCGACCGAGAGTATCGTTCGCGCATCTGCGGATTCGGCGCTGGCGACGCAGATTACCCAACTGTCTGTCAGCACAACGACCAGCCTAGATGCGCTGTCTGATGCACTTGATGCTGAGACAGGCGCACGCGAGGGTGCCGTATCGACGCTGAATGCCGCGATCGCCAGCGAGCAGAGCGCGCGCACAGATGCCGACACAGCACTGGCCACGGACATTTCAGATCTGAGCGCCAGCCTCGCAACTGCCACTGGCACTTTGCAGACGAACATCAACAACGCGAACCAGGCGCGCATCGATGGCGACGCTGCGCTGGCCTCGTCGATTTCTACGCTATCAGCCTCTCTCGACACCGAACTCGAGAACCTGGCTGCAGCGGTGGAGGATGAAGCACAGGCGCGCGTCGACGGGGATGGCGTTCTTGCCGCAGGCCTTGCCCAGCAGGTGACCGCAGGTCGCGTCGTCGAGGGGCAGGCATCGGAACTGGCAGACCTGCTGCTCGCCTCGCTACTCAAGAACGACGAGAACCGCCGTGAACTGAACGGCGCGGTCGCGGGGGCGCGGCAGGAAATCACCGCGCAGATCGTGAGCGAGGTCGAGGCGCTTTCGACGCGCATTCTGGCGCTGGTCGCGCGGGTGGCTGGCAACGAGGCCAGCATTGTCGAGGAGAGCATCGCGCGCGTCACGGCGGATCAATCGCTCGCCTCGACGATCACCAGTCTGAATGCCAGCTTCACCGGGGCGCTGAGCGCGGAGGCAACGGCGCGCACCAACGCGATCGCGGCAGAGGCGACGACGCGGGCGGGGCAGGTTTCGACGCTGGAAAGCGGCATCTCGAATGCCATTGGCCGCATCGACGACGAGGAAGACGCGCGCATCGCTGGTGACGAGGCCAACGCAGATGCGCTGAGCGGCGCTGTCACCACGCTGACCGCCTCGATCAGCAATGAGGCTATTGCGCGGGCGAGTGCGGATGGTGCGCTGGCTGGGCAGATCAGCACGCTCAACACCACGGTTGGCGAACAGAGCGCAACGCTGATCACCTTCGGCGAAAGCATCGACGGCCTCAAGGCGCGCTGGGGTGCGAAGGTTGATGTCAATGGCCGGGTCGGTGGCTTCGTCCTGAACGGCACGTCCGAGGATATCGACGCGACCTTCGTGGTCGATAACTTCTCGGTGGTCGATCCCGACACCGGCACCGCCTTCCTCGATGCCGATGCCGATGGCCTGCGCCTGCAAAACGGCAAGGTCGTGATGGACAACGGCACGAACATGCTGGTGATCGGGGCCGGGTTCGGCGTCGATAGCCAGTTCATCCAGTGGTTCGGCCCGAGCCGCGCGATCCACCTCTGCAACGAGGAGGATGCGCTGTTCTACCTCGATGTCACCGGGGATGGTGTTTACGGCCTGCGTCTGGGCAGCAACTTCTACAAGAACAGCGGCACCGGAACGTCGATTGCCAGCAATGCGCAGATCATCGTCGGCCCGTTCGCCACTGACGGCGGGGTCAAGCAGATCAGCGTTGGCTGCTACTACCGCCGCACAGTCCAAATTACCGATGCTTTTGCCTACACCGGAACGCCACAAGCGGTGATCCGGGTC